GGTGAATTGAACCACAATATTTTCTGGCCTTGTGGTACGCGATCTCGCGATTAACTACATTACCTCCGGGGTCGTCACGCCCGCCCCATATAGGGTTGTTGGAGGTGGTCAGTACTCAGACAAGGTCGACCTCCGCAATGCGAGTGAGCAAAGGGTGGTCCAACTTCGTACCGATCAATGTGGGTAGCCCAGCTATCCACGCTTCGAGCTCATCTAACTGGCTGCGTTGGCAACTGTACAGATAGCAGAACTGTCGCATCGTCGTCTCGGCGCATTGATGTTCCAGAGCTGCGTGCAGCTTCCACGGTTCATCAGGATCTGAGGGGACGCTCGAAGCAGGAACGTCGCTCGTCTCATTGATCAGCTTGCTCATCACGACACGCAACACTGGCACAAAGGCTGTGTCGCGGCGTAATCCGAGAGCGATGCCACGAATCCACGCTTTCCTTAGCAGTGGCCGCCGCGGCGGGTCGATTGCCCAAAACGTCTTTGCGAGGACTCGCCCGATTTTCGGTCCGTAAACGTACTCATCGGAGCCGATGGCCCACAAACGACCGGAACAAATCTCGCCGTCGAACACCGAATGTTGGTCGGATTCCAAACGAACGTCGAAACCATAAGACCTGAACCCCGAGATGATCATTGCCATGTCCTCGTTGTCCACTCCCTCAGGCATCATCGGCAACGCATTGTCACCGTTGACAGCAACCATGGCGGTGGGAAAGTGACGTAGCAGACCAAGCCACATCTTCCCATTCGCCAATGAGTTTCCAAAGGAGGTGTCTCCGTCACCTGAACAGACCTGCCAGCGTAGCTTATAAGTCACACCATGCTTGGTCCTTCCGAGGCGACCGGTTTCACGTTCTTCCAAGACTTTGCGCGTTGCATCATTGACGCCGAGCGCGAGGAGGTCAGCCCTCTCACTCATGTGTGGTCCCGGGCCGACGCTAGCATCCCACATGTTCACGTCGGTCGGCCAGGGTCGCAAACCCCGACTTACGGCCATCGCATACCAAATACCTATCACCTCGGCCGTAGTGCCAGAGGCGTAGGAGATACGCGAAACCTCCTCAAGAGGCCACACTCGTCGCAGCAACTTGCCGAGTGCATGGAAGGTAGGGCCGCTACTAGCAGTCACGACAGGATCCCTCCCCTGGATCAAACGTGGTTTGACCGGCTTCGATATTGGCCCCTTGAGTATTCCAGATTTCTCAAGGGCAACGAAGACCGGCTGTCTTTCCACTTTGATGAAGGATTCGATCATGCGTTCGCGTCCGACAACACCCGAAGTTCTCGCTTGCTCACGGGCTTGAGCATTAACCAAGCGTTGACCGGATGGATAACTTGCATTCCATTCGTCAAAGGGTGTCGGCACAACAGGCCCGGGACGTACTTCGTCAAGCATTCGGTCCCAGTACTGTGAGCGGAGTTGCGGGTCATTGCGTAGGTCGTGGTGCAGCTGAGCCCAATTCAATGTGACAGATTCGTCAAACCACAAGAGCTGCTGGCCCAACCTTAGTCGGAGCGCTGCAATCTCATTGTGAATGCACGACCTATATACCAAAGGCACGGCAGCCACGAGACCCGGGCCGAGTAACTCTACCCAGGGTCTACGTTGGCACTCAACCTGTACCTTCGGCACTCGGACCTCTATGCTTGGAGTCGAGTCCACCACCATGGGGGAACCATCATCCGCTGCACAGGCACCGCAGATTGACCAACCCGGGGTAGAATAGCCC